GAATGTTAAATAATAAACTACACTCGTAGAAGGACAGGGAATTGTATTTCGGACACGGGTTCGACTCCCGTCTAGTCCACTAAAAGGCGGTTTGTGATAAAACCGCCTTTTTACTTGCAAAACCGCATAAATAAAGGCTTTACACGTCACTGTGCAAAGCCTTTTATTAAAACTGATTTTTCGATTTAAAGTTGTTTTTTCTTAAAAATTTCCCCAAAATTTCCCCAAGATTTCACCCGGATATCTCAGATATATATATTGATGCAAACTTCATCATGTCCTCTTCCTTGTCTTTTTGAGCATGCCTGTATACAGACTTGAGCACATGGTCGGTCTTCCAGCCACCGGCGGCCATGATGTAGCTGTCCGGGATGCCGAGTGAGTGAGCCATCGAAGCATAATAGTGGCGCAGGTCATGAAAGCGGAAAGAATCAATGCCAAGCTGCTTCTGGTACTTGTGCAGAGTTTCAAGGATAGTGTCAGGAGTCCCGGCAAAGCCTACACCCTGCTTCCGGAGCAGTCCGGCCACACAGTCATCTACGTAGATGGTCCTGGAGGATTCCTCTGTCTTATTCTTTTCACGCGTCACATAGCCATCCTCACCCTCAATAAGGGATTTGTTAATGGTGAGCATATTGCCGTCCAGATCAGCTGCTGTGACCGCACACACTTCCGAGCGCCTGAGCGCATATATGCCAAGTCTGAAAGCCAGCTCGTAGCGCGTCCCCTTTGATGCGTCGAGGATAGCCTTGATTTCATCATCAGACGGAACATGCGGAGTGTACTTGATACGTGCCGGAAGAGTCGTGTGCAGCATGAGGTCGGGGCGGTACATCCCAAGCACGGCAGAAATAAAGCCGTGATACTCTGCCACAGTCTTTGGAGAGATGAATCCATTGTTATTAGTGGTACTCTTCGGAGACTTCCTCATGCTTATCTTATTGATTTCTGACTGGACGATGGCAGCAGTCATATCCTTGATGGCTGTCTTCTTAAAATCATCGGATATATTGCGCAGCAGTCCCCGATATGATTTTATTGTGGTCGGAGAGAGCACATGCTCCTTGATGGAAATATATTGGGAAGCGTAGCTCTTAAAGGTGCCCTTAATCTTAACAGAGGTATCAATGCCTCTCAGAGCTTCCTCAATTTCTTTCTTTCCGGGCTTGTGGTCGAAGCTCAGGCTGTACTTTTTGCCGTTAATCATTTTTTGAATCCGGTACCTGTTACCTCGTTTTTCAACACGCATAATCATCATCCTTTCTAAAAAAGAGTATAAAAATAACACCTGTCTCTCGACAAATGCCACTCCGAAAGGTATAATGAATGTGCCTAGATCATACTTTTCGGAGTATGAATATATGAGCGCTCTGCAGTTGGTAGCTGCAGGGCGCTTATTATGTTTTGTCGAAGTCAACAAAACATAAATAACGTAAAAGACCCCACATAAATGTGAGGTCTTTTTAAATGCTGTTCGCTGTATAAACAGGAACTATGTCTCATATAGTGCCGGTAAACGGCTTTGTTTTGTGCATTTATTATAACCTCGGTATATTAAATTCGTCAAGAAAAATATACATATATTATTTTTGGGTATGAGTGGTATATGCCTTGTCGCATGTACGTAAGCCATCTATATGCTCAAAGAGGTCTGGCTTTATTGGTGCGCCAAGCGGATCAAGAATAAAGTCGACACCTTCACGACGTGCGAGTTTGGCAGCCGAAACAAAATCACTGTCTCCGGATATGAGTACAATTTGGTCGACCTGATGCTTATAAGCCATTGAGGCGATATCAAGTCCTATTTTCATATCAACACCTTTTTGGTCGATTTCTAAACAAAAATCATCTTCTGTTAAATCTTCGAATTTTAGACGACCATTGCAGAGTTTCTTTACCATATCAGGGCGAATTATGTAATGAGCCTGTTCTTCAGCAAGTTTTCCTAATCTTATTGCGAACTTACGTTTCTTTTTTAGTTCATTTAAAAATTGAGTAGTCCAAGCATAAAGCTCTGTTTTGCCAAGATCAACCTGTTGTTGTTTAAATGGGTGGAATATCCTTTTATTAGATGGGGCACAGTCATAGTAAAATATGCGATACAGGTCACTATGTTCACCGTGCATCCTTAGATGTCGCTTGCAGTATTCTGATAATTCAATAGCACGTTGCTGTGCAGTTTGGTCACCAAACACTGCCTGAGCTCTACGACGGTAGAAGCCACCGTCAACAAGAATTGCAGTTTTCATATAGTTTACCTCCTAAATAGTAATAAAAAAGCTCTAGGGTTCGGTCATTCCCATATGTTGAGAGACGTACAACCTAGAGCACTATTAACGTGTAAACTTTTTTACACACCTATAATATATGCAAAAAGTTTATCTGTCAATACATTTTTGTGATAAAAGTTGTACTTTTTGTGTTTTTTGCTTGATAAGATATTATTTTGTTGACGTCAACAAAATGGTTAAAAATTTGCGCCGGCGCAAATTATAGCTTAAATTCTATAATATTTTTTTCAACGGAGTACCTTACGCCTCTTTCAGTACGTCCCCTTTTGCAACGTAACCAAGTTCAATAAGTTCATCGGCACGCTCCAGGAGCCGTTGTTTGCCCTTACTATTCATACATCGATATTTAGCAAGTAACTCATTTTCATCTGCTTTAATAAGAGAAGCAGGCTCTGAATTAATAGATACTTCTTGGTCACCATCAATGATATCAAGCAATGAATCTAATGACATGTTCATTGCAGAGGCAATGCATTTCATCTTTTCTATAGATGGAACTATAGGCTTTTTAGTTTTAGGATGCTCATTTTTCTCCAACATCGAAATATATCCATTACTTATTCCAGACAATCGAGAAAAGTCTCGAAGAGAAAGCTCATGCTCTATTCGATATTTTTTTACAAGTTCACCAAGAGTCACATTTAATCACTCCTTTCTTGTATATTGTTTAACATATTATACACATGTTTAATAAATAAATCAATATAAAACATTAACATATTGAACAATGTTGAATTATGCATGTTTAACATATTAAAATTATTTTTGTTAAACATATTGACATGCAGTGTTTAACATGTTAAGCTACAAGAAACAGAAAACAGAAAGGAGATAAGAGCCATGGGTTACAAAATTAAAGAAATCCGTGAAAAAGCTGGGATGACACAGGCTGAATTATCAATAAAATCTGGTATCTCACGTACCATAATTAATGGTTTGGAAACAGGAAGAACCACAACTACAACGACAGATACCCTTAAGAAGATTGCAGCAGCCTTAGATAAAAAGGTAAGTGAAATTTTTTTTGATTAAAATGCTTAATATGTTAAGCAACAAAGAAGGAGAAAACCATGCCAAGAGTAAGAGAACTAACAACAAACAGAAGAATCATTGATGTGAGAAAGCAGCTCACCAGCAAGTGCAGACAGCTGATGTTCGACGATAACATCAAGCTGGAGCAGGTAGCAAGCCTTCTTGATGTAACGCCACAGGCATTGTCACATCAGCTAAGGAATGGCGTCAAGCTGGAGACGGTCCTCGCGGTGCTGTACCTGACAGGAGCAGACGGTGAGATCACGAGGACAATGAATAAGGTCAGGCTATGAAAGGAAGGACACATGCAAAGAAAAAACGTTATAGACGAGAAACTGGAAAGCTTTGCAAGAATAAACAAAATTGCAGAGTACGCACTGGATAAAGCCGTGGAGCTGGGACTGACACAGCAGGAAACGGAAGAAATACCGGAACGAATAAAAGAAATACTGAAATGGGAGAGATGCAGAGACAACATTGAATATAAAAGGCCCTTGTATCCGGATGACACAAGGGCAAGATGTCTAAAGGTCCTCTGGTAAGGCAGACATTAGCACAGAGTGCGGAAAGGAAAAAATATATGGACATTACAGAATCATTAAAATGTGAAAGAGAAAAGGACAGAGTAGCTTACGATGCCCTGATAAGAATATCGAACGGAAGAACCAACCTAGAAGTCTACGACATAATAGAAAGAATGAGAAACCAGTTAGACAAATGGATAGGCTACACTGAATGCCACCCACTTCCGTATCCGGTAAATAGATACGGAATAAGGATAGAACCGCCCGCTGAGGCAACAGCAGGCGGCAATGAAATCACTGAATAGACTTCGAACCAAAAATAAGGTCATGAAAGGAAAAACCATATGGGGAATCAAATTTATAAAGAAATTTCGAAGTTTGCAGAAATGCAAAGAAACGAAATCAAGAGAGAAAAAGTAAAAAAGAAAAGAAAGTCGGTATGTATGGATCCGGACTCTGTTATAGGAAAGGAAATAATGTACCAGACCGCATTGCTGCATGAAATATTAGACGAGATAAGAGGAGAAAAGAAAGCAGACGAGATAAGAGGAGAAAGGAGAACAAATGAGAATCGGATTGGAAATAGAAGTATCGGACAAAGAACTACTCGGAAGACTGGCGAATGTTAAAAAGAAAAAGGAAGCTCTCGATTTAGCAGTGGCACAGCTGGAAAGCTGCATCACATCGAGATACGAGGCAAACAAGCATATTGCGAAAGAGACATATCAACCGGCTTTATTTGAAGAAAGAGAGGACCATGTATGAAGTAATACTTTTACTCCTGGTTTACATAATTGCAATATCGTGCATTGTAATTATGAACAAAATACCACTAGGAAGTAGGATGTACACAGCGTGGGTATGCGTGACGAGTACAGCTTTTGCAATTGTTTACGAACTGGGAAAAGCTCATTAAAAAGCAATGTGGAAGGAAAAAACTATGACAAAGGAAGAATCACTCAGACTTGAGAAAATCCTCAAGAAAATAGATAAAGCAGATGAGACAAACTGCAAGAAAGAGGAAGAATACAACAGCTTCTGTACTAACACGAGAGAGGACTGGAATGAGGAACAGTATCAGAAACTCAAGAAAGAGAAAATCCTCACAGAAGCAGCATACTTTGCAAGTCTAATTGAGCTTAAGGCAGAAGTGAAGTGCATGCTGAATCAATAAAAAATATATCCGGGCTTACCGGAGCACCGCAAAACTACCCATATATACAGCAAATCCTCTTGTGAACAATGAATCCATTTCGTGCGGTGTTCCGGCAAGCCCGGGGAGAGGAACAAATACTTGAAAGAACAAATTATTAGAAAAAAACAGCTCGAAAGCTTTGACAAAGTAAGCAAACTTGCGGACTTCGCATTAGATAAAGCAGAAGAGATGGGATTGACACAGCGGGAAGTGGAAGAGCTGCCAGAAAGAATAAAAGCATTATTGAAATGGGACATATGCTGGGATGATAGGAAATATGTTAGGTACCCGCGTCCGGAAGAAACAAGAAAAAGATGTCTAAAGAACCTCTGGTAAGGAGTACGGAAAGGAGAAAGAAAAAACTGTATGAAGACAATGATAGACCTCTTCTATGAGACATTCAGTCCAAGACAGAAACGGCACCATCTCTCAATGGCACTCAAAGAAAAACCCGGCGAGCATACAATCAGGATTTTGCAGAATGGCCGGGAAATAATCAGAGCTACAGGAGATGAAAGAGAGCAGGCATTTCAGATGGCAACAAGAGACTTAGCAAAAAGATTTCCGGCGAAAGGAAGGTAATAAAGATGGAAAGAGCGGATTTCAAACTAAAAGAGGTAACAAGCAGAATAGGCCCGGCATCTTACATGGAGGTGTACAGATCCACGAATGAGGATGCCGAGCTCTTGTACAAGGGTATAAGAGTCAGAGCACATGATAAGATAGAGGACTTCGATTCACTCGGAGTGAAATTTATTGAGACAATTGACAAGCCAAGACTTGGAATGAGGGTTTGGGTATATTAACAGCAAAGGAGAAAAACCATGAAATTATTAAAAAAACACACAGCAGGAATGAAACAGTACAGGGAATTTAAGAAGTGCATCGGCATGATCGGAAAGATTGAGGAGAGCGCAGACGCAAAGGAAGCTGCACTCACAGCCGGCTACATAATCGGAGTAGTGAAGGAAAGACACGATAAGAGACTCATCACCGACAGTATGTTCGAGGCATTGAAGGAGCTGACAGATATCATGCTTCAGGACGTAGATGAGCGTATGAATAGCGACACACCATATGTCATGCAGATTGAGGCATAAAAAAGACCGGTCGGGAAAATCTAATTTCCTGACCGGACTCTGCGTGAAAAAATAACAATAAAAAGAAAAACCATAAAAATATTATAACACAAAAAGAAGGAAAACCCATATGCCTAAATATACAAAATATCTTGAATTTTCACAAAAAGAGCGTACTGCCATAAGAGAACGTGACAATTATCGGTGCATATTCTGCCAGGCAGGCTATAAGATGCCATCGGCAGCAGTCCCTGAGATGAATATAACAGACATTATGCACTTCATCCCACGCTCTTCAATGGGGCTTGGTATCAGACAAAACGGAGCAGTCGGATGCCGGTACCACCATCACATGTTAGACAATGGCAACGGTGGAAATAGAAAAGAGATGCTCAGCATGTTCAGGACATATTTGGATGAGTTTTATCCGGATTTTACAGATACAGAGCGAAAATACGATAAATGGAGTTTTTTAAAGGAGAAACCATATGTTTGATAAGTTTGGAGAATTTGATTCGTTTAGTGAGATAAACGAGCTTGCAGAAAACCTGCTTAATGAGGGCGATATAGAATCCCTCAAGGTAGTTGCGAAAGAAAATGGAATACAGGCTGATTTCGTGGACCTATACACGCATGGTGAAATCCCGGAGCTGTGCGATAAGCTCACGGCGGCACTCGGCAAGATTGATGTCGAGGCAGCAGAACTTAAACCGAAAGAAATTATGGAGGACTGGGTGGAGTACCTAAGAGGCCAGTGCATGGAGAATGAGCTCTTAGCTCACAACGTCAGAAAGAAAGGCAAAACATTGAAGGGCTGTATAGCCGCCATCCTGATGTGGTCCTTCAAGAATCAGCAGACGGTGGACAAGGATATTATCAAGGCAGCAGGTGTATCGGCAAGCAAAGTCACACTCGGCATCCCGGGCATGGCAAGAGCCAAGAAGATAATCACTGACTACTACATGGGAAAGTAGGCACTACAGATGAAGAAAAAAACAATAGAAAAAATACCATACCTAGGACTACAGAAGATAAGCAGAAAAAAATCTGCAAAGTACATTGGGGTTACTGCAATCAAGATTATAGGACATAAAAAACACCTGCTCCTTGAGGTGTACGAAAATAAAAAGGAGTCAAAAAAGATTCCTGTGGTGAGAATCACACTTACCAAGAAGGACTTCGGAACATACTGGCCGGACAAAAATATATGGACGCGCCAGCAGGTTTCATATTACAGACCAATATGGATGGAAACATACACCGGGGGAATCCTGACAGATGAAAATATCCTGCAGAGCCCGGAAGACCTTGAGAGGATAAAGAACTTTTGCGGCACCAAGCTTTTCGATGCTTCTTGGTGGTGGGAGCACATATCAAGATACGAGGCCGACATCACATCAACAGAAAGGATAAACAGAGTAGAGCGAGAGCACAAGAGACGCCAGGAAGCACTGAAGGACAGACAGGCAAACACCAAGGCACTACCTGAAAAAGCAATACTGTACAGAGCTGATCACGCGTATTTCCATGATGAGCACTTTCTATATTACAAGAAGCATGGAAGCCGGGCTGACATAGCCTGCAGTAAGTGTGGCGGTGTGACCACTGCAAGATGGAAAAGCAGTGGAGCATACGAGGACCAGTTTGAGAGAAACATAGAAGAGCCGCGAGAGAACAGCTTCGGCACATGTCCTATGTGTGGTGCACGCGGACAGTACAAGTGCAAAGGAAAAGTAAAAGGCAGCATCAGAAAAACCCGGTATCTGTTTCTTGGCCAGAAATATAAGGACAATGGTTTTGTTCCGGCAGACGAAGAGAGAGCAAGAAAAGATATCAAGAATTTTATTGCAAAGATAAATTACCGGAGAAAAAGAAAAGGACTTGGAAACATCAAGTACATATACGTGCTCGCATTTGATGGATATGTGAGACCACATTTCCACATTCTCATGACCGGAGACGGCATTGACAGAGATGAGCTTGAATCACTCTGGAATAAATGCGATAGACCAAATACGCGAAGAATATCGCCTGATGATGACTTCCTCATCACAGGCTTAGGTGAATATATATCAAGAAATCCACACGGCACTAAGCGGTGGGTGAGCTCAAGAAACCTAAAGAAGCCACCGGAACCGACAAAGAGCTATAGCAAGTTCAAAAAGCGTCGTGTCGAGAGGATGGCCAAAGACCACACAGTATTAGAGACAGAGCTCGCCAAAGAATATCCGGGCTACAAGTTCTTGGATGCGGAGGTCAAGTACAACGGTATCAATGCAGCATTCTACATATACGCTCGCATGGTTCGGAATTGAGGAGGCATGATGGAATACCTTGGAGAAGATTACAAGAGAATAGTTAAGGCACTCATACACTCAGACAAGGAGCGAAAGAAACGCATCAGAAGAGGCACAGCCACAGCGTTTGACATCAAGGCAGACAATGCTATCAAAGCCGCCATGAAAGAACTGAAGCTTGACGGATTCACGGCATCTACACGCAAGGCTCTCATAGATAAGCTATATGAGAGCCTACAGTACAACACACCTTGGGAGATGCTGGGTGATACCATGGTCTGCAGGTCTCTGTTCTACCGCTACAGATCAAGGCTTATGTACCTAGTGGCTGTACACATGGACATGATAGATGTATCACAATCACACGACAACACATAGTATCATAAGCACAAAGGAGAGAACATGGCCAAGGAATACGCACAGGCTTTCTATCACTCACAGGCATGGAAGAACACACGCGATGCATACTACAAGCTACAGCGTGGCATGTGTGAGCGCTGTACAAAGGAGCTGGCAGAGGGCAGGATAACACTCAAGGATGTCGAGCCGGGAATCATTGTACACCATAAGAAACACATCACGCCTGAGAACATTAACAACCCAAGAGTTACATTGTCGTTCGACAACCTTGAGCTTCTTTGCGCAAGGCACCACAACGAAGAGCATAAGAGCAAGTATGAGAAACGATACAGATTCGACGAATACGGCAATATAATTCAAATCGAACGTAAATCGAACACACAGAAATAATTTTGCGCGACAGCACCCCCCGGGGTGCGCGTATGGCACAGCGCCATAGGAACCGAGGGAGCAACCTAAATTTTACTCTGTAAGGTCGCGCACAATAAGAGGGGGGATAAAATTGACAGAAGAAACACAAAAAAGCCCGACAAAACCTAAAAAAAGAGTAAATAAGCTGACGAGTGCAAGAATCAAAAAAGAGATAGAAAATCTTAGAAAACTTTTCGAGAGCGTAGATGATCCGGCACGAAAAGAACTCATTTTTTCACTGATTGATGAAGCTGCTTTCCTAAAAGTGGCATGCTATCAGGCAAAAGAGGAGATCAAAAAAGAGGGGCTTACGATTGAGACCAGGAACGCGGCTCAGAAGTTCACCAAGGCGCATCCGTCAGCCACGATTTACGACAAGTATTCCAAGCAGTATTCGAGCATCATAAACAGCCTGATAGACTATCTTCCGGTACACGAGAAGAAAAAGGTATCAAGGCTTGCGGCCATGAGAGAGTAATATGCCAAGAAGGAAAAAGCAGCAGGGCGGCTATATCCGTGAGTATTATGAGAAAATTACATCAGGCGAAATCATAGCCGGAGAATGGATCATACTCCTCTACACCATCATAATTGCGGGAATCGACTCCGGACGCTGGCTGTATGATGACAGCAAGGCACAAAGAGCCATCAACTTCATAGAGAGCTTCTGCCACCACAACAAAGGCAGGAGCGACCTCATCAAGCTGGAGCTATGGCAGAAGGCTCTTGTGTCTACAATATTCGGTATCATTGATAAGGATTCCGGATATAGGCAGTTCAGGGAAGTATTCATCCTCATCGCAAGAAAGAACGGCAAGAGCATTTTAGCTGCAGCAATTATGGCGTACAGTGCATTTGTCGATGGAGAGTACGGCGGTGAGCTCTACTGCCTTGCACCAAAATTAGACCAGGCGGAGATTGTGTACAATGACTTCTACCAGATAGTACAGGCAGATGACGAGCTAAATGAACTGACCAAAAAAAGGCGCTCCGACATCTACATCGAGAGCCTGAACACAACAATCAAGAAGCTTGCATTTAATGCCAAGAAAGCGGATGGATTCAACCCATCGTGCACCATCAACGACGAGATGGAAGCATGGCCGGGACCGCAGGGCTTGAAGCAGTACGAGGTCATGAAGTCAGGTACCGGCACAAGAAACGAGCCGTTGACTATTTCAACATCTACGGCCGGCTATGTCAATGACGGTATCTTTGATGAACTTTTTAGGCGTGCGACAGCGTTTCTGAGAGGTTCATCACAGGAAGTACGATTTCTGCCTTTTTTGTACATGATTGACGACATCGAAAAATGGGACAACATAGATGAACTAAGGAAAGCAAGCCCGAACATGGGAGTTGCAATCCCGGAGTCGTTCTACATTGATGAAATCAAGATTGCAAAAGGCTCACTGTCGAAAAAATCAGAGTTTCTCTGCAAATATTGCAACATCAAGCAGAACAGCTCTGTTGCATGGCTGAGCTACGAGGATGTGGAGCGATGCCAGACCAAGAAAGCGGACAAGTCACCTGTGAAGCTGAGCCTTGAAGATTTCAAGGGATACTATTGTGTCGGCGGCATCGATCTGTCTAAGACAACAGACCTTACGGCGGCAGCAGTCGACATAGAAAAGGACGGCATTGATTACATCTTCGCGCAGTTTTGGATGCCACTTGAGCGTTACAAGAGGGCAATCGAAGAGGAGGGAGTGCCGTATGACATATTTTTGCAGCAGGGCTTCCTGAGAATATCCGGAGAGAATCAGATTCAGTACAGGGATGTGTTCCAATGGTTCATAGACCTGGTTCGGATATACAAAATCAAGCCGCTCATGACAGGCTACGACCGTTACTCCTCACAGTATCTGATACAGGACATGAAGGAGAGCGGCTTCAAGGTGGATGATGTATATCAGGGAACCAACCTCACACCGGTCCTACACGCATTTGAGGGCAATCTAAAGGACAAAAAAATTGAAATCGGTGCCAACAATCTGCTAAAGGCTCATTTCCTGAATGTAGCCGTAGACATAGACATAAACGATTCAAGAATGAAGCCTGTAAAGATAGAGCCCCGGGCACACATAGATGGAGCTATGGCAGTGATAGATGCACTGACAGTCAAGATGAAGTTTCACAAAGAGTACGGAAACCAGTTAAAAAACATAAAAAGATAAGTCGGTCAATCATATCAGAATTGACCGACTTTTTTTGGTAGCATGATACTGAGGCAGATAGGAAAGGGGTGAGACATACGGGAATTCTTAAAGATTTGGCCAATTTTAAAAAATGGAAATACATGCCTCTGCTCATATCACGAGGCGAGTATCAGCCGAGTAGCGATCTATACGAGAGTGATATAGTTGGAGCCATTGCAAACTGCATAGGCACAAACTGCGGAAAGCTCAAGCCACAGCTTGTAAGGCATGATGCCAAGGGGTTGACTGTCAGAGACGACTATTTGGCAAGATTGCTATCGCTAAGATGGAGTCCGGAAATGACACCGTATGACGCACTCTACAAGATGGCATCAGACCTGGTATACAGATCAAATGCCTTTGCAGTCATATTCTACAACGACGATTTCACGAAAGTGAAGTCCATCAATCCCATTACGACCACATCACACCGCATATGGGACGATGAGAAGGGCAATACGTTTTTTAAGTTCACATGGGACTATGACGGCAAGGAATATACAGTGCCATATCAGGCGGTCATCCATCTGAAATCACGTTACAACAAAAAGAGATTCTTAGGTACTCCACCCGATGCACAGCTCAAGACCTCACTGGAGCTGTTGGATGTGACAGCGGAATCACTGAGAAACGTGGTCAGACAGTCAGCGAACCTCAAGGGATATCTGAAATATAACAACTTCATCGACGAGGATGAGCTGAAAGAGAAGGTCGTGAACTTCCAAAAAGCATATATGGATGCATCCAACGAGGGCGGTCTTGGCGGTCTTGATTCTTCGACAGATTTCCACGAAATCAATCAGAAGACACAGACCATACCGACAGTGCAGAGCCAGTTCCTGCGAGAAAATATCTACAGGTACTACAACTGCAATGACAAGATTCTCATGAGCTTGTTCGATGAGGCAGAGTGGAATGCATTTTATGAGGCGGTGATTGAACCGATAGCGATACAGCTCTCACTTGAGTGCACCTTCAAGCTGCTATCAGAGCGCGAGCGCGGGTGTGGTAACAAGATAGTGTTCACCGCTGACAGACTGCAGTGTGCCTCACTGCAGACAAGGACGAACATCGGAGCTCAGCTCTTCGACCGTGGAATAATCACCATCAACGAGTACAGAGAGCTGCTGTACTATGAACCGATTGAGGACGGCGATGTAAGAATGGTATCTCTCAATTATGTCAAGGCAGACGAACAGAGCATATATCAGATAGGCTCTGGTAGTAATTCCAATAGCGGAGCAAATCAGACAGGAGGTGATTAACGTGCCATTATTTAAAAACTTGGAAATCAAAAATCAAACAGATACATGCGCCGACCTGTTTTTTTACGGAGATATCGTTTCCGACTGGTGGGGAGCATGGCAGGATGAAGACCAGTATCCGGATGCAATCAAGAATTTCCTTAACGAGCAGCAGGGCAAGGACCTGAATGTATATATCAACAGCGGTGGAGGCTCGGTATTTGCCGGAATAGCAATCTACAACATGCTGAGGCGCCATGCACAGTCCAATAAGGTGAACGTATACGTTGATGGACTTGCCGGCTCGATAGCTTCGGTAATTGCATTCGCAGGCTCCAATAAGCCCACGATACCGTCAAATGCATTTCTGATGATTCACAATCCGTGGACGTCAGCGACAGGTAATGCGGAAGAACTGCGAAAGATAGCAGATGACCTAGACCAGATATCCACAGGCATTGTGAATATCTATGCAGAACACCTGAAAGAAGGTGTATCTATCGACACCATCAAGGAACTTATGGACAAAGAGACATGGCTGAACGGAGCCGATGCTTCTGAATACTTCGATATCGAGGTAGGAGATACAAAAGAATACGCGGCAGCAGTCACAGATTATGCTGACATTCCGGAAAATGTCAAAAAAACGATGGATTCAGCCCGAAAGAACAAAGACGCTGCAGACAACGCTAAAAAGCGTGATCAAATCAAAAAAATCACAATAAATAACTTCACGAAAGGAGATTAACATGTACACAGCACTAACTAAAGACGCACTCATGAAAATGAGCGCAAAAGACTTAAAAGCAAGACTCAAAGAGCTTAATTCATTCGCTGAGAATGAAGAGGGCGATGTGCTTGACCAGATTCTTGAGGAGGCTGACATTATCAACGGCATCCTCCAGGACGCAAAGGCAAGACAGAGACTTGCAACCATGGCGTCAGAGGCAGGAGCTTCTGATGACGACACAAATAAGGGTGAGGGCTCAAATGGAGCACTTGACCAGATTTCAGAGCGCGGAAAAAAGATCAAAAACGGCAATACAGTAAAATTTGCTGCAAAGCTCGTGTCGAAAAAGATAAAAAACGCTCTATCCACAGCTCAGACGGTGCTCCCATCACACGAGGCATCAGACCTGAAGCCAACCTTTAACGATGTATCAAGCTTAATCGACAGGGTTAAGACCATCCCATTACCGGGTGGAGAGACTTATCAGAGAGGATATGTTGAGTCATACGGAGATGGCGCCGACACATCAGAAGAGGGCGCTGATTACAACCCGACCGAGCCAAAATTTGGATATGTGACAATCAAGAAAGAGAAGATCACAGCATACACAGAGGAGCCTGAGGAGATGATCAAGCTTCCCGATGCTGACTATGACGGAGTAGTCGAGTCATCCGTGACCATGGCTATTAGGAGATACATCAGCCGTCAGATCCTTATCGGAGATGGTACAACATCAAAGCTCAAAGGTATTTTCTACAATCCAGTACAGGAGAATGAGCGGGTCATTGATCCTAAGACGGATATCACCACAATCACAGAGATTGCATCAGATACCCTCGATGAAATCATCTACAGCTATGGCGGAGAGGAAGAGGTCGAGGACATCGCGGTTCTCATTCTCAACAAGAAAGACCTTAGGAGGCAAGCATGGAGTATAGTGATATAAAGACAAACGTGTACAAAACAAAAAACGATGCACAACAAGAAATTAATTCTATAGGCAGAACAGTAACAGGCACACCCGACAAAGTGAACAGGGAACCCGAGGAATGAGAGGATAAGACATGGCAGATCTACAAATAACACAGGAAATCACAGTAGACCTTGACGACAGAAGCCCTTTTGAATATGTCGTAGTAAAACAGGGCGATAAGAACTCAAGAATAGTAGCTGTGACACTCCTACAGAATAAGCAGGTATTTACAATACCGACTGGCACCACTGCCAGAATCAAATACTACAAGCCTGACGGCAACGAGGTTCTGAACGACTGTACAATATCAGGCAACAAGATCCTTGTAACATATACAGAACAGATGCTTGCAGCATCCGGTACCGGCAAAGGCGAAATAATGCTGACCAAAGACTCTAAAGAACTAAAATCAGCGACTTTTTATACAAAAATTGTGAGCTCAGTATACAAGACAGACGGGTTCGTGAGTGACAAAGAATTTCTTTCTATGAGAACAGTTATTAACGATATGGATCAGGCAGCGCAGGCAGCCACCACAAACGCAAATATAGCAAAGCAGGCAGCAACCAATGCAGATAATGCGGCACTGGAAGCAAAAAAACAGGCAGAAGAGTTAAGGAAAGAAATTGAAAATGATCTTGAATTGGAACGGGATAAGATTGTCAATGTGCATGTTTGGGAGAAGATTAGTTCTAAGCTGATTCCAAATTTGGCCGCAGAAAAAGCACTAAGTCTTGGGAATTGGCCAGCGGGCGTTACTGGAATGAAACCTAATTTTACAATCAGCTACAGTGATGCAATCAGCGAAGAAAATGGAGAAGTTGTCCTCGCTGATCCTGTAAAGACGTATCATGTTACAGCTACGAGCGATTATCAAAAGCTGAATTTCCTGCGCGGAAAATACGTTAAAAAAGAATCCGGAAATGACGGCGTGTTCAAGGTTGCAACCAATGCAACGTTTGACGTTGTTACGGAAAAGAATCCGATTGAAATGTACGTCATGAAGTGCAGCAGTGCTCAACATGTAGATTCTGCCGGGTACACATCTGAGTATGTGACGTCAGCAAACCGTAGTGCTTATCCTGACAGTGGACTACAGAATGAGTATCGGTATGAGTACAGAGGGACAATCGGTCAAGCACTAACCAAAGTAAGTACGATAGGCAATTAAAGGAGGAATCGACATGAAAAGAAAAAGAAGAAAATTAGTAGCAATAATCTGCGCGCTCACACTGGCTCTTTCCAGTGCCGTACCGGTGTCGGCATGTACGCCACCACTTAAACCACCATCTGTGAAGATTCCAGATATCAATTTCGAGCCCGATGGTGCTTTAAAAGATGCAATCGATAACGCTGTGAAAAATTGGATGGCAAGATGCGTCCTCAGTACTCCGACAGTGGAGTACGCATCTTACTACAAGAGTGCATCAAGGTATTTTAACTATAGTCACGTAGCCGTCAAATGGTCAGAGGTCGAAAACGCAACATCTTATAAGGTAAGAATCACAAAGACTGACGGAACGTGGAAAGAATACGATACGACCTATACAGCATTTTACAGCACTAATTACACTGATGATTTTATTGTTGATGGAATGGACGGAGCTACAGTAAGCGTCAAAGCTTACGGTGATAACGATACATTCGGCTATTGGTCAGATGATACTAATATTGTGAGATTTAGATATTAGGAGGGGTAGCATGATAAGAGGAACAACACCTAAGTTAGAGTTTATATTGCCATTTGACACATCACTGATTGCAGAGATGTATGTCACGATAGCACAAGGCGAAAAAACGGTGTTGGAAAAAACCTTGTCGGATTGCAGTTGTTCCGGAACATCCGTATCACTGGCTCTGACACAGGAGGACACGCTGAGATTGCAGCAACAGCCGCACTCACGGGCTGAGATGCAAATAAGAGTGCGGACTACAGCCGGAGAGGCTCTTGCATCCGACATCATGAGAGTATATGTTGGCAGGATCCTGAAAGAAGGAGTGATTTGATGCGATTCGATGTAACTTTTCGTGAGCTTGATAAAAAGCAGATCAAGGTTGACTTTGAGCACTTCCAGATTGTATCCGACCATGCCGGAGTGGAGTACTACAAGGGCGATTACACGGTCACACCAAAAGTAGAAAAACAAGAGCTTGCGACACGTCAAAAGTTTCTGACAGAAAATGTAAAAATCAAAGAAATACCATTCTTCGAGGTGTCAAATCTTGAAGGTGGACAGACTGTATTTATTGGAAAGGAATTGTAAAATATGAGTATTAACAAAGTAGTATATGGTGGAAAGACATTGATTGACTTAACAGGTGATACTGTTACCGCAGACAAAATATTAAAAGGATTTACATCACATGGAAAAGATGGTGACTTGTTGACCGGTACTTGCACATATGACGTGGATTCAAGTGATGCTACAGCGGCTGTTGCAGAAATCCTTAAAGGTAAAACTTCATATGTAAGAGGAAAAAAACTGACTGGTACCATGCCAAATAATGGAGCAGTAGCTGGAACTATCACTACACTTGATGGAGATTATGTTGTTCCTCAAGGCTATCACGATGGATCTGGAAAAGTATCGATTGATACAACAGAGAAAGCAAAACTTGTTGCTAAAAACATTCGTGAGGGCATTACTATCCTTGGAGTAGTTGGAGAAATGTCCGGTAGCGAGGGAATGAAGCCTCAGGCCAAAGTAATAACACCGTCAAATACTGAGCAGACTATTCTTCCAGATAAAGGATATAACTGTTTGTCTCAGGTAACTGTTGCAAAGATTCCATATGTTGAATCCGAGAATGCGGCAGGTGGAACAACAGTAACCATTGGATAACGGGGGTAATAGAGCGTGAGTGTAAATAAAGTGGAATATGCCGGTAAGGTATTACTTGATTTGACAGAAGATACAGTAACACCAGACAAATTGATAAGTGGTGAAATTGCTCACGATAAAACTGGTGCAAAAATTGTTGGTACGCTTGAGGATGTTGGCTCTGGTGAATATATTTGGAAGAAACATATTGGAAAGGTGTGGGACATTACAAGAACACATCTCGGAACAACAGCACCGTCTGATTATTCGGGTTTTATATATGGTTACTATATTGCAACAGATGATGGATATTTTCTGCTGAAAGGAAAAGAAGCTGTATTAGGTGACGGACTTAGTTATATCAAAGGAAAAGGTGCAGAAACACATCCTAAATCTGTGTATCAATTATCTAATACATATTCATATCCATCCGGATTTACGAAAAATTATTACAGATTAGATATCGGTAATACCTATACAGAAGGAAAAGGAAGCTTCATTGGATATGTTTCTTCAAATGATTCAAGTGCTTATCCCGATGACGGGCTGAAAGATGGTTACTATTATGTGAAGATTCAGGAAGGAACTTCTTCAGGAACAGATACATCAGATGCTACCGCTACTGCTTCAGATATCTTAACCGGTAAAACTGCCTATGGGAAAGACGGAAAACTGACAGGTTCTATGCTGAACAATGGCGCTGTGACAGGCGAAATCAGCACAAAAGATGGTGCGTATACAATCCCACAAGGATATCACAATGGGTCAGGGAAAGTTGCTATTGATGCAACAGAACAAGCAAAGATTATTGCTTCCAATATCAAGAAAGGTGTTTCTATTCTTGGTGTGACGGGCTCATATGAAGCAACTGCATCAGGTGGCAATAACAACTGCGAAGCGTATCTTGTTGATGTTACGAACCCAACAGTATCTTTTAAGACAGCATCTGGGACAATCAAAGCATACGGCTATGCATATGAAACTACAAAATCACAGTGGGGTGGTTCTACTAATACAACCATGTATGCTTTTAATGGCACAAATTATTATAAACCAGCATATTATGGTTCGCCAGCTGCAACAAACATCACACTTGGTATTTCTGGAGGAAAGCTGACAGGATTACCGTCAGGATTAAGTGGTGGAACATTATTAGTTACGAGAGGTATTTAGAAAGGCGGTAAGAGGTGGTAACAAGGAGTTTGGGTGGTTTTATGACTCAAAATTTTTTGCGGAAGGCTTTAGTTAATTAATTTTAAGCTTTATGAAAGCAAAAGAATCACAAAAGAGGAGATATATACTCGAATATAATATGAGAAGATATTGCGACACAGACGACATAGAGAAAGGAGAAGAAGATGAAAGGAATTGACGTATCATCATACCAGGGCACAATAGACTGGGGCAAAGTTAAATGGGTTGGTGTACAGTTCACTATCTTAAAAATCATCAGAAAAGACTTGAACCCGGACAAGACCTTCGAGCGGAATTGGAAGGGCTGCACAGATGTCGGAATGCCGATTCAGGGCGTATATAATTACTCATACGCCACTACAGTAGAAAAGGCAAAGACGGATGCACAGAGAGTGATTGAGGTACTTGCCGGAAGAAAGACATTCGTATGGCTTGATGTAGAGGACAGATGCCAGCAAGGGCTTGGACAGACCTTAATTGACATCATCAACACATATCAGTCAGAAATCAAGGCGGCAGGGCTTGATTTTGGAGTTTACACCGGGCTCAGTTTCTACAACACCTACATCCTGCCATATGCTAATCAGATTAACTGTCCGTTCTGGATAGCTCGCTATCCATCCACTAAAGGAATGACAATCGGGGATGATCCGAACGATGCCAAGAAGCCGGCCATTGTGCACAGCCTGTATGGATGGCAGTATACCAGTGCGTTCACCTGCTCAGGACTCAATAATAGCACGGATGCCAACATCTTATATGTGGGGCTTGAAGCAAATGATACAACAGTAACAAGCCAGCCAGAAGCTGCGCCGGCTAAGCCGAGAGACGAGAGCTGGAAGGGCGACATTGATTACTATCTGGAAAGTGAAGAGGTCAGAAAATGGCAGCACGCTATGAATGTAGGCTTCGACCTCAAAGGAGCTGATGCGCTGAAAGAGGATGGTAAATTTGGAGCAGACTCGCAGGCGTTCGCAAAGAGCCACAACCTGTGGAGCGGCCAAAAACATTACTGCCCGACAGCAATCAAGTGGCTGAGAAGGACGCTGCATGATGTATATAGCTTCACCAAATTAGATACAGATTATAAAGAATGGAGTGACTATCTCTCAAAATGCGTGATGGTATTCCAAAAAAATAGAGGACTGACACAGGATGCATGTGTCGGACTTCTCACAACATACAGACTTTTGAAAGGATAAGGAAAAAAATGATGAATGATATTACAAGATTTTTTGCAACAACAGCAAGCAACAAAATTATGGAGATAGTAGTTATTTGTATAGTGATGGACACTATCTTCGGAGTATTACGAGCAATCAAGGAGAAAAAGTTCAATTCAAACTTTGGAATCAATGGAGCAATCAGAAAGGTCGGTATGTTGATTTCTCTTGTGCTCCTGGCTCTGGTCGACTCAATCATAAGATTGAACCTCATCGGATTCATCCCGGCCGGTGCAAGAACATATCTTCCGGGACAGACAGTCGGAACAATGGAGTTTTTCGCACTGTTATATATTGCATACGAGATAGTCAGTATATTAAAGAATATGTCATTATGCGGATTACCGGTCAAAAAGGTATGGCGCACGGTCAAAAAGACGCTATCAAAGTATACCAATGAGCTTCCAACGGATTCGGCAAATTAAATAATTACAACACAAAAATAAAGGTATCTGTCAGAATGGCGGATACCTTTATTTTTATGAAAAATTAAAAGAAATTTTAAACAATACTTGACATATGGTGCACCATATGATATTATATACTTGTAAGGAGGTAAAGACAGATGAGTAAGAAAAGAAAAAAGAAAAAGTGCAAACTCAAAGATGTGGTCTTAGTATTCAGCATAATTCAAAGCTTGGCGGCAACGATATGCATGATATACGAAACATTCTTTAAGTAAGCACTAAGGCGGTGGGTAAATCCCACTGCTCACCGTCTATTTTACAGCATCTGTTTAAAAATGTCTATGATTAAAACAATAACAATTTCAACATGGGTGACATTCATATGCTTATGTTACCTGGCAATTAAAAATGGATTAGACATATTCATAGGAGTTGCCATACTGACAAGCGCGCTAAGCGGAATATTAGACATTATATATCTGAAAAGAGGTGACAATTAACATGCCAACAGGAAACCCAAAACCACAGACAATAGCAACAGAGAAATATGCAAAAAAGGCAGGCTGGATATCCAAAAGCTACAAACTCAAAAAAGATGTAGTTGACGAATATACACAGGCCTGCAAGAGAGCAGGAGTAAGCGCCGCAGGACAGCTTACAACAATGATGAAGAGCTTTGCTAAGAAGGTCAACGGAGTGAAGTACCATATAATAGAAAAGCACAACAGAAACGCAAGAGAAGAGTTAAAATCATACAGCTTTGAAGAGTTGAAGGATTTCTTTGAGCCTAACGAAGAGTTCGAGGATTTACACAAAGAGTGGGAAGAGATAGAAAATCTATTCGATTTAAATGAATTTCTTGAGCATGAAGCTGAAGGAATGGAGGTGGAGTATACAATAATCGAAGATTCAGAGTCTTAAAACGGGAAACTTTGGATGAACCTTCCTATATATAAAGAATAAAATATAATTAGAAATTTCCCCAAAATTTCCCCAAAATCATTACACCATGCATGAATACTGATAATTTGGGAGAAAAATAATAGGTTCGACTCCCGTCTAGTCCACTAAAAGGCGGTTTGTGATAAAACCGCCTTTTTTCTTGCCCGATTTCCTACAGCAGAAAGTGCGGTTAATAAATCATTTAAGGAGTCAGTAAAACTGTTATTTCAGGTTGTCGAAAACATCGTAAAAACGCGGAATGTATCGTATTTGAAAAATTAATTTAAAAAAATGTAAAAAAGTGTTGACAAGTATGGAATAGGGTGATATTATATCGAAGTCGCTTCGGTGAGGCAACAAAAACGAAACGGCAAAACAGCATATCGGGGTGTGGCTCAGCTT